AAGTGTGAGAAGGTGGCAGAAGGTAATACACGGTCTAAGAGTTTGTATGACTCGTATAAGATTTGGTGCAAGAGCAACGGTTATTTCGTGTGCAGCTCAAAGAAGTTTACCGCAGGATTGGAGCAACATCCTGAGTGGCATAACGGTCGGAGAATTGTGATGGGATACCCTGTGTATGATGGTATTGCACTCAGAAATTGAGAAAATAGTAGATAATAGTAGATGATTTTCGGTATTTTCCATAAAGTGTCTTATAGAGAGGTATATATAGAGGACTTTACTGAAAAACGCTAAAATTATCTACTATCTACTACTAAGCGAAAGGAGAAACTATGGACGATAAAGAACTCGTTGAAGTCGGTGAGAAAGTTGTCAAGCGTGGCAGACCTAAAGGCTCAGGAGGTAATGAAAGAAAAGACCTTTCTTGGAGCGGAAATGAAAATGTTCAACCGGGGGATATGGGTCGATATTTGCGACACGCTCTTGCATCGTGGGATTTACCTGTTATTGACATATCGGATGAGAAACAGGTAGAAGAGCGTATCCTTTGGTACTTCAATCATTGCGTGGAAGATGACATCAAGCCTACTGTAACAGGTATGTGTAGAGCGTTAGGTGTGGACAGAAAGACCTTTTATCGTTGGGGACAAGGCGAAGTCAGAAACTCCACACATTGCCCCCTTATAAAAAAAGCGTATGAAATGCTCGAAGAAATGTGGGAAAATTGGATGGTCAACGGCAAGGTAAATCCTGTGGTTGGTATCTTCCTCGGCAAGAATCATTTCGGCTACGCTGACAAGCAAGACATCGTTGTTACTCCCAACAATCCGCTCGGTGATGTACAAGACGAAGAAGAGATTCGACAGCGTTACATTGACTCGGTGGTTGTTGATGAACTCCCTGAGAAGATTGATGACTAAAGTCCGAAGGAAAATAAAAACAATTTTTCTTCCCCAAAAAGTCGCAGAAAGCACTTTTTACAGAAAGCTGAAAATTTTCGAGGTCGAATTTTTGGGCGAGACTTGAAAAGAAAGTCAATCGAAAAGTGAACGACAAAAGACCCACACGGGCGGCGGTGCTGCCTTGCGTGGGTCTTTTCTTGCGGTTGTGCGGTTGGCTCTGTGGCTCGCTGTGGTGCGTTTTGCGTGTTGGTGGTGTTGTTATACCTCTGTCGGTTTGCGTGGCTCTGTGGGCGTTTCTGTGGCTCTCAGAGAGGGCAACGAAAAACCGCCCGGAACAAATCCGGGCGGCGGTTGTTATCTCTTCCACGGCGGGCGGTGTGTTTGGCGTGTCCACCATTCCACACGGGCGGCGAGTTGTTCGGGCGGTGTCAATGGTACTTGTATAAGTTCGCAGCCGTTCGGCGTTAAATAATAGCCGTAACCGTACCGGGGCAAGCTCTCGCAGCCTTTTATATTGATAATATTTCGGCTGTCTTGTGCTGTCGGACATCGTAAACCAATACGAGAGTCCATATTAACTTTAATTTGACCGTTAATAATGTCTTTTGTGGGTCTCTGAGTGGCTAAAATTAAATGAATGTTTGCAGCTCGTCCGAGTTGGGCGATTCTGATGATTTGCGGCATTGTTTGCCGTTTTTGCGTGGTCATAAGGTCGGCGAACTCGTCAATAAATATATATAGCTCGCTTTCGGTGCTTTTCTTGATTCGTTGGCGTTGCATTGCTCTATAACGGTCTTCCATTAGTTCAACCGTCCAATTAAGAGCGGTTATAATTTCGGGCGGCTCTGATGCGTAAGCGGTTGTATGTGGTAGTGGTTTATAGTCGATGAGTTCAACCCGTTTCGGGTCTATCAATACGAATTGCACCCGGTGCGGAGCTTTGAAAAGTGCCGTATAAATTAGGCTGTTTAATAGTACGCTTTTACCGCTGCCCGTGCTACCTGCTACAAGTAAATGCGGCTGTGTGAGCATATCAAGACAAACGGCGGCGGCATCTCCTCCGGGCGTGTTCCATTTCTTTTTCATTTGGTTTTACCTCCTACAAATCGAGCCGGGGACGAATTGCCCCGGCTCAGTTCGTTATATATCCATCTCGGCAAATTCTCGCATTTCTGCCGCTATTCCTTCGGGCGTGTTTGCAAACTTTCGCAGCCATTCGGAAAAGTGCATAGATAAATAACATTCGAGATTTTCGAGGTTTTGCGGCTTGTCTGCTATGGTCTTAATTGCTTTACAAAATAATGCGGCGGTTTCGGTGTGTTCTCGTGTCATTGTTTATTGTCCTCCACTTCAATTTTAATGTCGGTCAATACATAGTCCCACGATGTACCCCAATGTGTAACGCCCCAAATATAAATATCAAGAGACGGAATATAATATACAATTTCGTTGGTATAGTCTTTTAATATTTCCGCTCCATTGTCAGAGATAATAAAATATTGGTAAATTTCGGGTTGTTCGTCCTGCTCTCGTTCGAGTTCGTCAATTTGTTCTTGCAGCTTTTCAATGGCTCTGTCCGTGGCTGCATCTTCTTCTGGGGTGCTGTCTTCCGTGATTCGGTCGGTGAGTTCGTCAATCTGTTCTTGTAACGCTTCTATTTCTTCGCTATTGTCAATATAACCGTTCACTTGTTCAGGCTCGTTATATTCCCCGTTAATCTCGGCGTAAAACAGCTTTGTAATATCGTTGCACATAACTGCATCAAATGCACGGCTTAAAGTTCTATAATCAATATAGCCGTTCTGAATGCCGTAATCGCTGACACGCTCGCCGCAAAAGTAAATAGATTTGTGTACATAGTTTTTCATAGTGGGTTAATCCTCCATTTAATATTGATTTTTTACCGTTTGTCTGCTATAATAGAGGAGCAGCCGCCCGGCGTGGGTTGGTTGTGTGGGTTGTCCGTGTGCTTTCTCAGGGCGTAGCGGTCAACCCTTTTTCTATTACGGTATCATTATATCACATTCGCATTTACTTGTCAATAGTTTTTGCGAAAGTTTTTCAAGATTAAATGCGAAAATTTTTCAAACAGCAAGCCGGGCGGCGATGGCGTGAGGAATTGCCCCGGCTTTTTTTGTTTTGTGGCGTGGTCTGACCGTGTGCAGCCGTCCACGGTGGGCGGTTGGAGCGGATGACCCCCGGAGGGGAAGAGGGGCAGCGACCGCAGCCGGGGTGAGGGGTAAAACCACTCTCGAAAATAAAAAGGGAAATTTTCGCAAAAACTATTGACAATCGCAAAAACTTATGCTATACTAAATGCGAACAAGGAGGAATACACTATGAACTTCAAAAACGCAGTTGGCTATATTCGTGTCAGTACCGAAGGTCAGGTTGGCGATGATAAATTCGGTATCGACTCTCAGAAACAATCCATCCTTCTCTATGCGAATGAGAATGGCTATAATGTCGTTGCTTGGTTTATCGACAAGGCTGTGAGCGGTGTCAAGGATAGCCGTCCCGAACTCGATAAAATCCTCTATGGTGATGATGTAACCAATCCTCCCTACGAAGCGGTAATTGTTGCTAAGTCCGACCGTATGGCGAGAGACATTAAACTTTACTTCTACTACCTCTATACTCTTGAAAAGAAAAACATCAAACTCCTTAGTGTTTCGGAACAGTTCGATGATGACAACGGTTTGAGTGGTATCTATCGTTCCATTATGTTGTTTGTTGCGGAGCAGGAGCGTAAAAACATCGCTATGCGTACAAGCAGCGGTCGCAGAGTCAAGGCTAAAGCAGGTGGTTATAGTGGCGGTCGTAGTCCCTATGGTTATACCGTGGAAAAAGGACAGCTTGTTATCAACGAACAGGAAGTTCCTATTGTGAGAATGGTCTTTGAGGGTTTGGATGCAGGTCGTACTCTGTGGGGTATTGCCGATAGCATTACGGCAGCCGGAGATACCACTCTTATTGGCACACCTTTCAGAGAGTCTAATGTTCGTGTCATTCGAGACAATCGTCCTTGTTATGAGGGTATGTACAAGTATGGTAAGGAAATGAATTGGGTCAAAGGTGTTCACGAGCCTATCCTTACCTCGAAGGAGTAACTATGGAAACCGCATTGAAAATATTAAAAGCAATTTTCGGCTTTTTGTGGAAGTGTATTCTGTTTGCATTAAAAGCGTTGATTTTTGTAATCGTATGTGAGGTTATGATTATGGGGTTTATGTTTTGGATACCGATTAAGTACATTTTCCTCAGACCGTTCTTCAAGAAGCGTACTAAGGTCGATGACTCGTGGAGACGAGGATACGAATGGGCTGCTTCTTATTGGTAATCGAATATAGGCTTTCGCAACCGGGCGATGAGTAACAGTCAACAGGGACTATCGTGCATCTTTCGATAAAAGGTGCGTGATAGTCCTCTTTCTTTAGGAGGTCGAAATATGGATAACGAAAAACTCATTTCCAAAATATTTTTTGAAATACAAAAAGACCCCTCCAACATTCAGGCATACGAGGATGTCTTCGCTCTGTGCCGAAACATTGAAGAGGTCGATTTTAAGTTGGCTCACACGAGCAATGCCGTTTTACGAAATCATATCAGTCGAGGGATGCAGGTCGGAAATTACAGCAGGTTGTTTGATTTATATAAACGCAGCTTGCTTTTCGATGCACCACATCACTTCGACAGTTATCTCTTGTACATCGAAATAAACCGTAAACCGCACGAGCGTTTTTATCAGCCACGGCGTAAGGTGCTAAAACGAGTGGTCGATAATCTGCAAAAGTTGGTGGATGACGAACTCGATGAACTCTTTATCTCAATGCCCCCTCGTGTCGGTAAGACAACTATATTGATGTTCTTCGTAACTTGGCTCATCGGTAGAAATAGCGAAGCATCCAACCTATATTCTGCTTACTCAGATACAATCACCAAAGCGTTCTACAACGGCGTGTTGGAGACGATTCAAGACCCGGTGACTTATTTGTGGAGCGATGTTTTTCCGACAGCGAAGGTGGTGCAAACCAACTCAGCCGATGAAACATTGAACATTGACCGAAGGAAACGATACCCCTCTCTCACTTGCCGTTCTTTGTACGGTACACTAAACGGTGCGTGTGACTGTAACGGCGTGGAAATCTCCGATGACCTTATAGGTGGTATCGAAGAAGCTCTTAACAAAGACCGACTGATGTCTGCTTGGAGCAAGGTTGATAATAACCTACTCCCTCGTGCGAAGGAAAAGGCGAAAATCCTTTGGTGCGGTACTCGGTGGTCTATGATTGACCCGGCAGGACTTCGTATGGAACTTCTGCAAAATGATGAACGCTTTGCTCATCGCAGATATGCAATCATCAACCTACCTGCTCTTGATGAAAACGATGAGAGTCAATTCTGTTATGATTATGGCGTAGGATTTAGTACGGAATACTATCAGCAAAGAAGAGCATCCTTCGAGCGTAATAACGATATGGCATCGTGGACTGCACAGTATATGGGTGAGCCTATTGAGCGTGATGGTGCATTGTTTACGCCTGATGACTTCCGATACTATAACGGTGAACTTCCTACCGATGTTGAGCCTGACCGTATCTTTATGGCGGTAGACCCGGCGTTCGGTGGCGGTGACTTTGTTGCAGCTCCTGTTTGTTTCCAATACGGAGAGGACATCTATGTTCACGATGTGGTGTATGACAACGGTGACAAGAAGGTAACGCAACCGCTTCTCGCTAAGGCTGCAATCGAGTATGGCGTACAAGCAATGCAGGTCGAAGCCAATAAGTCTACGGAATCGTACAAAGAAGGTATCGAAGATGAACTGAAAAAGCAACAGTACCGCTTGAACATTACAACTAAGGCTGCCCCCACCGACAAGGCGAAGTTTCAGAGGATTTTTGACAAAGCTCCTGACATTCGTGAGATGATGATTTTTA